ACTCTGGAGAACAATTAAATATCTCGGCTAGCTTTACAATTGTTTCATGTTTAATATTTTTAATTTCTCCACTTTCATATCTCTGCATAGTGGCTTCCTTGATATCTAACATATCTGCTACTTGTAATAATGTAAGACCCAATGCAAGTCTTCTTTCTTTAATTCTTTCGTTTAATATAGCCATAATTAGGCTCCCTTCGTTTAATTTACAATATTTACTATATCATTATCTTACGCAAAATGCAATATTTATTTTGTAAAAAATTCAAAAACTTACGCAAAACGTATTGACACATACAAAATATGGTGTTAACATAAACTTACGTAACAAGTAAGCAAAGAAAGGAGCATAATCATGGCAAGTATATACAAAACAAACGTTATCGAAATCAAAAAAATTATGATCGAAAAAGGCATCGATACTATAACAGAGCTATCATCAAAGAGCGGAATCAATAGAAATACTCTATCGTTGGTTCTGAGCGGTGATATTCAACCTTCTTCTGAAGTAATGGACAAGCTAGTTTTTACTCTAGATATAAAGCCTGATACAGCAGGGAATATTTTTTTTGGTCCCAACTTACGCAATGAGTAAGTTATGGAGGTGAATATATGAAAAAGAAAAGAGAAATTAAAGTAAGGGTTGAGTTTACAGAAGGCTGGGAAGAAAGATTTGCTAGAGCATCTTATGACTTGTATTTACGGTTAGAGAATTCAGATCTGAGGGAAATATTTGAGAATAAAACCGCCTAGGCGGTAGAAAGGAGGGACAAGCTTATGAAGAAAGATTATAGCAATGATGTTGAACTTTGCAGAAGCAATTTGGAGCTTAACGAACTACGTGAATTTCATTCTGTTGATAGTGATGCTCCGCTCGTTACAAAAGTGCTAAACGTTCTAGCAAACGAAGAGCACATGAGTACGAGCAGAGCAGATGCAATACTTACCGATGCTAAAACAATACTTCCGTTTATCAGTACTATTTAAGTATTTTCATTGATGGGTTCTCTGCAACAAAGGCTTTTTCCGCACGCTGAAGCTCAGCATATATTTCACGATATGCCTTATGCACTTCGGTTGCAGAAAGTGTAGATAGATTATTTTTTGCTTTTAATATTTCTAAGGCTAGTGTGTGTAATGTTTCGTTCACCTGTGTTTTCTCCTTTCATATGTATTTCAGCGTATCGTTCTGATACCTACATTATAGGAGTAATTTGGAAAATTTACAAGAAAGAAGGCGATTAATGATGAAGGAAAAATTCGAACAAATGCTGCTGGAGAGTGTCGAAGGAATCGCTCTCACAGAAAGCGAAACCAAAATCCTTAAATGGCTAGCTGGATGGGATGGATTCGCAGTCGAGAATGTTTGTAGCATTATTAAAAAATGCAGGGAGGCGCAGAATGAAACGGAAGATACTTGAGCTGATAGCATTCCTGTTATTTATGAGCGGTATCGCCGCCATATGCTTCCTGATCGGTGCTAGGACGGGTAAAGTTATCAACCCGGTATCGTTCTTGATCTGGATGGGAATCACAGGATTTGTTATGTGGCTTGATGCGTTGTGGATTAGCAGAAATTTTGTGGAGGGAGAGTGGACATGAAAGCTCGCTGTACATACTGCAGATGTCACTGGGGTATCAGCATCCTGCAGGAGATCCCTAAATCGGGATATGAGTGTCCCTGGTGTGCAAGTAAAAGAAAACGAGCTCGCCGAAACCGCGAATTTCGAACGAGCTCAAAACAAAATTATCTAAGTGCATAATAGCACAGAAATTGGAGGATTTCAATATGGCAAAAGGTATTGTTAGAAAGATTGATGAACTCGGGAGAATCACACTTCCGATCGAGATAAGACGCAGATTTGAATTAAAAGATAGCGATAGAGTTGGATTACAGCTTGATGGACAAGTTATCCGTATCAGTAAACATATTACCGGCATGAGTAGACCATTGGACAGCCTCGGCAGGATTGCTTTACCTATTGAGTATCGCAGAGCACTTGGACTTGGAGAGCGGCATATGCTTGATATGTACATAGATGATGGTGATATTTGCATCGGTAAGGATGGTTGTGAGTGGTGTGGCAGTGGAGAGGATTTGATGGATATTAACGGGCATTGTCTCTGCCGCAAATGCGCTTATTCCGTGGTTGATACAGTGATGGAGGTATAAGCCTATGAAGCGAGATTATTGGACTTGTCCGTTATGTAAAAGCAATAACGATTTCGGAGAGCCATGTGATTGTAATCAAGATATTGAGGAGGAAACTAGTAATGAGAATGCTACTGAAAAAGATACACATCCAGAACTTCAAAGGGTGTAAGGATAGAGTAATTGATTTTGGGATTAAAACAGCTATTAAGGGAATCAACGGTTCCGGTAAAACAACTATAGCCGATGCGGTAATGTGGGTCATGTTCGGAAAGGATAGCTCCGGAGCTTCTTCCTTTGATATTCGTCCTAAGGATGCATTGGGTACCGACATTGATTTCGTTGAAATCCAAGTAGAAACGGTTTGGGATATTGACGGGAAAGAAGTCACGATTGTTAAAACTCAGAAACAGGATTGGGTTAAGAAGAGGGGTTCCGAGGAGCAGACCTTCCAGGGCAATACGAATTCGTATGAGGTTAACACAATCCCGAAAGCTGAGAAGGAGTTCAAGGCATGCATAGAGGAGTTGGTTCCTGAAGAAGTTTTCAAGTTCGTATCGAATACGAATGCATTCATGGCTCAGAAGTCCGCTGACCGTCGTAAGGCACTGTTTAAACTTGTATCTGATATTACCGATGCTGATGTGTTGGCTACTGATCCTAAATTCAACAGCTTAGCAGACCAGATGGCTCAGTTTACAGCAGAGGAGATTCTCAGTAGGGATAAAAAGGCTCTGTCTGAGAATAAGAAAAAGCTCGAAGAGATTCCGGCCAGAATAGATGAAGTGAGCAAAACCATTATTGAGGTTGATTATTCTGACAATGAGAAGAAACTACAGGAGCTCCGCGAGCAACTTGCCTCTACAGAGAATGGATCTTCGGATGCTTCGATTTACGATCAGGTAAACCAACTTAAGGCTGAAATTTCTCGGTATAAAGGTGAATTGCAGGAGATAGAGCGTGATGCCAATACAAAAGTTGCCGGTGATAGACGAGCTGTTCAATACAAGATTATTGATACAGATCAGTCACTTACAATCCATGCTAACAGGATACCGACCTATGAACGTCAGGTTGAGAGCCTTAAGAGAAATATCGCTAATAGTGATGATAGCCTGGAGAAACTCGGCAACGATTACAAAACAGAGAAGGCTCGCGAGATGGCAGAAGGTTCTAATTTTTGCCCAGTATGCCATCAAGAGTATCCAGCTGACATGCATGAGAATATGGAGGCCGCCTTTGCTTCCGAAAAGGAGAAGAAGCTCCTTGAAATCAATATGGCTGGCAAGAGTATATCTAATGCTGTTAAGTCATTTAAAGCTGAACTGACCGATTACGAGAAAAAGCTCGAGGATGAAAAATTTGAGATCGAACGCTTGAAAGTTGAAAAGGAAAAGCTACAGAAAGAGCTTGAGGTACTTCCTTCCTCTGTAGACCTGCCAAACAATGCGATTTATCAGGCAGCGCAAAATTCTTTGATTAATGCGGAAGGCAATCTACAGATAGCCTTAGATATGACCAAGGATGCGGATGCTCAAAAGCAAGCTATTGCTGAGTATAAGAGAACCATTCAATCCGAGATCGATACTGTCAATCGGATTCTTTCCGGAAAGCAAACTGTTGCTAATGCGAAGCTTCGTGTTGAGAAGCTAAAGGAAGAACAAAGGAGACTTTCACAGGACATTGCTTCTACCGAGCGTGAGATTTACTTACTCGAGGAATTCAACAAAGCTAAGGTTAACCTGTTATCAGATAAGATTAACGCTCATTTCAAGGTAGTCAAGTGGAAACTTTTCGAGCGTCAGATTAATGGTGGCTATAATCCGATTTGTGAGCCTCTGGTAAATGGACAAGCATACAGCAGCGCACTTAATTCTGGGCATAAGATACTTGCTGAGCTGGATATCATTCAGGCATTACAAAGAATTTATGATGTGTCGGTACCGGTATTCCTTGATAACTCTGAGAGAATTAATGATTTCAACGTACCGGCTATGGATTGTCAGCTGATAACCTTGTCAGTTACTGAGGATCAGTTTTTGAAAGTTGAGGTAGCTTAATGAATATTATCAAGGTCGTATTTATTAATAATGGAATTGCCACAGGAAGGCATTACACATACTTTTCAAAGGAAAAAGTGGAAGTGGGCGATACGGTACAGATCAATTCTTCATCAAGAGGTCTAGTAGCAGAGGTTGATGTTCCAGAGGAAGAAATTAAGAACTATAAGGATAAGGTGAAGTTCATCTACGGAAAGGTTTCTGATAAGCAGGAGAATTCTCAGGAGGAAACACCTATTGAAGAAAACGGAGGCATTGAATAATGACAGAACAAACTGCAGTAGTAAAAATCGGTATAACTCAGCCAGGTGTTGAGTATGTAACAAATCAGTTGGTTAATGAGGAGAAGAAGGGTCTTAAATTTCCTGTCAATTACAGCCTGACAAATGCAATGAATTCAGCGTATCTGATGTTGAAAGAAGCAGAAACAAAAGATGGACAACCTTTATTATCTGTATGCACCCAAGATAGTGTTGTTCTTTCATTAACACAGATGGCAACACAGGGACTAAATCCGGTTAAAAAGCAATGTTATTTTGTAGCCTATGGCAATAAATGCAAGTTGGTTCCTTCGTACTTTGGTACCTTAGCAATCTTAAACAGGGTAACAAGCCTCAAAAGACAGCCTATTGCAAATGTAGTTAGGCAGGGCGATGTATTTGAATATGGATACAATGAGGATATGGAGCAGGTGATTTATAAGCATGAGACCAAGATAGATAATCTTGACAGCCCTATATTAGCAGCTTATGCGATTATCGTTACTGATAAGGAAAAGGTTATTGAGATTATGAGCCGTCAACAGCTTGAAAACGCATGGTCGCAGGGGCAGTCATGGAAGGCAGCCAAGAAAGGTAATTATGAATCTGCAACCCATGCTAAGTTTTCGGAGGAAATGGCAAAAAAGACAGTTCTTAATCGTGCAAGCAAGAGACTTATCAATGCCACGGACGATAGTTCTGTTATGGGAGATCAATTAATAGAGGCATTTAACGATACTAGCGATAATGACTCAGAGGACCAGGTGCAAGCTAATGTTCAGTATCAAATTACAACTAATGCTAATACCGAAGAATTTGTTGTTCCGAATGACGATCCAGTTGAAAAGGTACAGGGCGAGGTGGTTGATACTCCTAAAAAGCCGGAAACCGATAAAAAGGATAAACAGACCAAACCTTCAGTAAGCGCACCAGATAAACCGGACTGGATGCCTCAGGAGGGATAGGATGAAGCTTAGATGTTTAGGTAGTAATTCGTTAGGAAATTGCTACCTTCTGGAAAGTGAAACAGAATGTCTGGTATTAGAGGCCGGGATTCCATTCATATCAGTTAAAAAGGCTTTAAATTTCAACATTTCAAAGATTGTTGGAATTCTCATAACACATGAACACGGGGATCATGCGAAGTATGTGAAGGATTATGTTAATGCAGGGATTGAGGCCCGTATGTCACTTGGTACCGCAGAAAACATTGATGCAGATCATCTAACCATTACTCTTATTCGAGAAGGTGAATGGCGTCGAATAGGAGGATATGTAGTAACACCCTTTCCAGTAGTTCATGATGCGGCGGAGCCAATGGGATTTATCATTCGGCATCAGGATATAGGTACCCTTCTATTTGCGACTGATACTGAATACATAAAGCAGAATTTCGCCAAGCTGAAAGCCAACCATATCTTGATCGAATGCAACTACTCCCAAAAGATAATTGACGGACGTATGCACCAGGGTGAAACGGTAAAGGGTCTTCGGGATAGAATTATTCAGTCCCATATGGAGTTAGAAACGTGTAAAAGCTTCATTGAGGTAAATAAGACTTCGAGCCTTGATAATGTGGTCTTGCTTCATTTGAGCGATGGTAATTCGAATGAGAAGATCTTCAGAGAAGAGATACAAGCCATTATCGGTCCAAGAGTAAAGGTTGTAGTGGCAGACAAGGGAGTAACTGTTGATTTAGATATTATGCCATTTTGTTAGGAGGAACAATGACAAAACAATTTTGCGATGTATGTCGTAAAGAGATTTACGGCAATAACAAATTTCCAGTAAATATCAATCATTCTAAACCACAGGAATATGATGTTTGCGGAACTTGCCAGACTGAATTTGAAAAACAGAGAAGAGAGGCTGATATAGCCACTTTTGAGAGATTAAAAAAATAAGCAGCTCCGGAGTATAACATATCACAATGCAATCACTCCGACAAAAACATAGACATTCTTATCTGATCCGGGGTAGTTCATCGCTGCTCCGGAGAAAGGAGTAATACATATTGACAATAATTGAAGATACTAGACAGCAGATAGATAAACATAAAATCGAAAACGCCCAGCTCGAAAAGCTCGGGATTAAAATATTAAGAAGTAAGCTTCCGGTTGGTGATTATGCCAACATGAAGAATTTATCAATCGTAATCGACAGCAAAAAAGACCTGCAGGAGTGTGTTGGTAACATATGCGGTAAAGAGCATGACCGATTCCGGAGAGAGTGTCAACTTGCTCAGGATAATGGAATAAAGCTTATTGTATTAGTGGAGCATGGTTGGGGAGTTAAATCCATCGATGATGTAGCTCTTTGGCATAACCCAAGAATAAATGCTTGGAACCGCTCGGTTAAAGCTATGCAGCGCAAATGCCAAAGTACCGCAGGTATGAGGCCGCCTACAAGCGGAGAAACATTATCCAAAGCAATGAAAACCATGCAGGATAAGTACGGAGTTGAGTTCATGTTTTGCAGTCGTGGTGATGCAGGGAAGAGAATAGTTGATATCTTAGGCGGTGAATAGCCAATGGCAAGTTATCGTCAAAGAATTACGATACAGAAACAGCATAAAGAGCTATTTATAAAACGGGATCCATTTACAAAAACAAAAAAAAATTATCGCTCTGAGACAAAGATATATATCACAAAAGCCATATCAATGTATAAGACAGCAGCGGCTTCTTTCGAGCCACTTTCAGACGAAGAGAAGATATGTAGAGATGAGATATTAAAGTATACGATTGACCTTGAGATACTTGAACGGGGTACATACGAGGAGAGCAGGGAGGTGATTAAAAAATATGGAGGAATTATCGGTAAAACAATACACGAAGGCTGATTTCAACACCGAAGAACCATACCGGGTATTGTTTTCCTTAAGAAATAATCGTTTTAAATACAACCAGGTATTCACCATATTAAAAGAGAATGCTTCCAGTGTCGGATTCAAGGATTTCGGCAGAATGCTTAAATCATATGCGGAGGAGCAAGCTGGTAAAGGAGTAATCATTGATAATGTTACTCAATTTGATGGCCAGTTGATAGAATTAAAGACCGGTGAATGGTTGGCTGATGATTTCGCGGTTACCAGAAGAAATGAGCGTAATGGCGAGGATATCGCTTGCGTTCATCCTATCATGCCGGTGGAGTGTTTAAGTAATATCGATACCGGTACAGAAAAACTTCGGATTGCATTTAAAAAAGGTAAGTTCTGGAGAAACGAAATTTATGAAAGACGTACGATTGCAAGTGCTAATAATATCCTTGAACTAGCCAATAATGGAGTAGCTGTTACCTCAGAAAATTCAAAATACTTGGTCCGATACCTCCACGATATAGAGAACCTCAACTACGATGTTATCCCTCAACACAACTCAGTGGGTCGACTTGGTTGGACAAACAAGGGAGAATTTAGTCCCTATGTAGAGGATTTGATTTTTGATGGAAATAATGATTTTGAAAATATATATAAATCCATCAGATCCGAAGGAAGTTTTGATGAATGGCTCAAGGTTGCAAAGGAAGTGCGAGCAAGTGGTTCACCTTCCAAGATAATGCTGGCTGCAAGCTTTGCAAGCGTACTTCTTAAAATTCTTGGAAAGTTAAATTTTATAGTCCATTTCTGGGGAGGTTCAGAGGTTGGAAAATCTGTTTCGCAGATGCTTGCCATTTCGATATGGGCGGATCCTGGTGAAGAAGCTTATTTTCAAACATTCAACGGCACACAGGTCGGAACTGAGTTATTAGCTGGATTTGTAAATAGTATGCCACTTGTTCTAGATGAATTTCAGTTAGTCAAAGATAAAAAAACGTTTGAAACTATCGTATATATGCTCTGTGAAGGCACTGGACGTATCAGAGGAAAGAAAACGGGAGGAATTCAAAAAACGCCAACATGGAAAAACTGTATTCTTACATCTGGAGAAGGTCCCATAACGAATAGTGCTTCTGGTGGCGGAGCGGTAAACCGAATTATTGAAATTGAATGTAAGGACAAACTGTTTATAGATATTCCTGCTGTTGCGGATATCGTCAGAAAGAATTATGGGCATGCCGGAAAAATATACATTATGCTATTGCGTAATGAGGCGGCAAAAGAAGAAGCCGAGAGGCTTTACAAGGAATTTTATCATTCCTTTGGATCTGATGCGACCGAAAAACAATCAATGGCCGCAGCTGCTATTTTAACCGCTGATGCATTAGCTACAAAGTGGATATTTTGCGATAATCATGCACTTAAGGTGGAGGATATTGAGAAGTATTTAAGTACAAAGGAGTCAATCGATACGAATTTGAGAGCATATGAATACTTTAGGGATATGATTACCGCAAATCATTATAAGTTCGCTGCAAAAGGGAACATGCCCGTAGGGGAATGTTGGGGCAGTATATCCGGAGGAAAAATCAATGTTCTCAAGAGCATGTTTGAAAAGATATGCAGTGATGGAGGTTATGATTCCAAGGCTTTGTCTAGCTGGATGAAACAAAATGGATTTACGGAATCAGCAGCTGATCGCGCGTTTAAAAGTGTAAGTATAAACGGAATGAAAGCATGGTGCGTCAGTCTTAAAGAAGATGAAGCTGCATTTGAGCCGGTTAATCAACATAAAGTACCGTTTAAAACATGAGGTAACCGAAAAGTACCGTTGTATTTCAAATTACGGTTACTGATAAAAGCTAGTAAAATCAATGGGTTGAGCCTTGCGGTAACCGTTTCACCGCGGTAACCGTGAAAAATATCAATCCCATATACATTAAATTAATAGAATAATTTTCTATACGCGCGTAAAAAATAACGGTTACTACGGTTACCGTACCAGTTTTGCCTTATAAATCAAGGCTTTGACGGTTGCCAAGCCAACGGTTACCGTACGGTTACCACGGTTACTGTAAGGAGGTGCTTCATCATGCCGGATAATGAGCGAGTCAGGCTAATATTTAAAGATACTTATAACTTTTATCTTAAGTGGAAGGATATTTCTAATCCGGAAGATTGGGTTATCCTGATGAAGGAAATGAAAGAGATAGATCATCGGTATGATTGCGACCTATGCCGGCAGATACTTCTGGAGCTGGTTAAGGTGATTGAGAATGAGTTTAAAAGCAGGGAGGGAGTCAAGTGAGCGAGGAATTACAGGAGTTAATGGATAATAATCCGGAATGGTATAAAGATATTCTCCTGGTCGATGCGAAGGAGTTCATCCGAGCAAATATCAATTCGGCATCCAGGAGTTTTGTAGCGATAGGATATTATCTCAAGTATATCCGGGATAATCAAATGTTTACCAAAGATGGGTACCAGAATATTTGGGAATTTGCTCAATCAGAGTTTGGTATTAGTAAATCATCTGCTAGTCGCTTTATAAATATCAATGATCGGTTTAGTAAAGATGGGAACTCTCCTATTCTTCTGGAACAGTATAAGGATTTCAACAGCAGTAAATTGTCCGAGATGTTAACCATGACAGATGAACAGATTGAGCAAGTAACTATTACAACAACGGTTGCTGAGATAAGAGAAATTAAGCAGCCGATTAAGGATGAAGTTGTTGCGACGTCGCAACAGGAACCGCAAAAAGAGATAGAACCACGAATTAGAAATGCAATAATCAGAGCCTACATTGACGGATTTACCGACTGGAAAAAGAACAGCATTCGAATGGAATTTGCTTCCTCGAAAAGATTAGAGGACCGTATTGATTATCTAAAATCTTGCGTTGCATTTGGAAATACGTATTTAACTATTGAGGGTGAAGAGAAAAAGCTGTATCTGAGAAAATCCAGCGATGAAGAGCTTGAATTATCAGACTTTAATAACAGCTTTATAGAATTTGCCCCAGGAATAACAAAATTTACTTTCACTTACGGTGAGATGGCTGGCATTGCCGATGGAATGCTGTATGGGTTAAAAACCGAACCGGAATCAGAAGAAGTAAAACTAATTGACGATCTCGATTTTACCGTCAGAACCTACAACTGTTTGAAGCGTGCCGGAGTCGATACGGTTGACAATCTATGTGAGCTAACCGAAATCGAAGTAGAAATGATCCGTAACATTTCTCGGAAATGCGTCGATGAAATCAAGCTGAAATTATCCGAGATTGGTATGAAGCTGAAGACAGATATCCCTGAAATTGTGAACGATATCGCTGGAATTGTGGATAATGAGCCTGAAATCGAGAATGATGTGGATGAAACCGAGGCTATGATAGAAGATGGATACTATGACAAGTTGGCAGCATACTGGTGTCGAAGGGAAATGACGGTTGAGCTTTATGAATTGGCCAAGAGCCAAGAAGATGAAGACATTGATGTATTCAATCGATATTTCAAAGAAAGATATGTCCATGAGTGCATAGCACCATCTTATAATCTTTCGAGATATGAAATTTCATTCGTGACCGATATGGATGGAATAAGTTTTAACGATGCTGAAAAAACGAGATATTCATGGCAGCTACTAATTGATTTGGTATGCCAAGAAGCCGAGAATGAAACACCTGCATCAAAACCTACCAATCTTCATGAAAATGATGAAGGACTTAAGAGACTTAGAGAAATCAGAAGAGAATTGAAAAGCGGAAAAAGGGTAACGAAATCTGTTGAAACCATACCGGAATACATAGGAACCGTTAGTGAAGTGGCTGAAAGTGTTATTGAAGAGCCAGAAACTATTACTGAACAGTTTGAAACTGTAGAAGCCGATATCATACAGATGGTACCGGAGACAGACGAGGATGAAGACGAGCCTGAGATAGTAGATCCGGAGTATTATACATACCAAGATGTTGATACCGAAATTGATAAGTTAATGGAATATCTTGAAGCGTTTCGCAAGAATAATGATACAGTGCCAGGAAGAAGAAAGGCGAAGATGCGCTTTGATGCAATCTGCCTTCTCAGCAAGGAAATGCAAAAACCTCCGGTAATCGAAGAGCCTGAACCAATACAACCGGAGTTGCCAATCCTGAAGAATAATGACCAGCGTAAAGATTGGGCTGATAATTATAGAGCCTGGAATGAATGGTATTACGATGATCATATCGATTGTCATTATTACAAATATGACTTTCCTAACGGTGACAGACTTGTAGTTGATGAGTATAGGGATAGGGAACTTTATTGGAAGGCTGGGAAACATGATGAACAGCATTATCATCTGTTAAGAAAAGAAAAGTTAGCTTACGGAGATAGACGTACATACGAGGAAAGATACTCACATCAGACTTCAAGCATGACAGAAATAGTTGATTATCTGAAAGATCTTCAGAAGAAATGAGGCGCCTATGGAATACGATAAAAAATTAATTCTTAAGGCTGTCAATAAACGCTGTGATATCTGCAAGAATTTCATAACCGAGGAAGAAGCGAACAATTGTGAGCTCCATTATTCCAAGGCTTCAAGCAAGAGGGATATCTTTGTACATATCAAATGCTGGATCGAATCTTGGGGGGGGTAAAACATTGAAAGAAAATTATTATGCATTACTGATTTGCATCCTTCGTCCGGATTTCACAATTGATCGTAGTACCGAATTTATGATTGATGGCAGGTTACGTAAGAATTTACCGAAGGGTGAAGGTATCGATGAAATGATCAGCATGAAACAACAGGGAATGACTTACAAAGAAATCGGAGAAGTATTTGGATTATCTAAAGATGCGGTACATAAGAGAATTCAAAGGTTTAAGGAGGCGGTTAATTGTGGGTAAGACAAGAAATTGGACACCGGAGGAAAAGATTTATCTGGAGGACAATTGGGGATCCATATCAATGCCGACCTTAATGTCTAAGCTGGGTCGAAACCATAATGCAATAATGGTTATGGTGCAGAGACTTGGGCTGGGGCCATTCCTGGAAAATGGTGATTACCTAACATTAGAAAAGCTTCTCGAAGCCATTGGTTATACCGGAGGATCAGGTTATCTGACGAAGAGCTGGATTAGTGATCGCAATTTTCCGGTGAAGTATAAACGAGTCAATGAAAACCGTTTCCGAGTTGTATGCATAGATGACTTCTGGAAGTGGGCTGAGAAGAATCAGTATTTACTTGATTTTTCACACTTCGAAGAAAATGCTTTAGGCAAAGAGCCACAATGGGTTAAGGAAAAGCGAAAGATAGATTTTAGCCACAGGCAGAAGGTAAAGACGGATCCATGGACGCCGACTGAGGATGAAAAATTAAAGAGGTTGCTTAAACAGCAGAAGTACGGATACCAGGAACTGTCAAAAATATTTGGTCGTACGTGTGGGGCTATACAGAGAAGATGTTGCGATCTGAAGATACCTGATAGACCATTGAAAGCCAACAATCATATTGAATGGAAGGATGATAAGCTTGAACTCCTGGGCGATATGATTAGAAAAGGATACCGATATCCAGCTATATCTGATGCGATTGAAAGATCCGACAAGGCAGTTCGAGGACTGGTATTCCGGTATTACCTGACGGAGAACCTGGATAAGGTTCGAGAATATATAGGAAAGTGTTCCTTCGGAGATAATAAGCCACCTAAAAAGATCGGCCAGTATAAACTGATGAATGGTGAAGAGCGTGCCGAGGTTCGGGAGCTACTTACTAGGCTGGCTGCCATCCTGAGGTTTGAATATAAACAGTTTTTCGAGGATGAGGATTACTGGCAAAAGGATATATGTCAGTTCTGAGATGAATACTGCACTAAAAATGAGCATGACTGCGATAGCTGTACAAGCTTCCAGCGAATCCAACCGCAGTATTGTAAACGGTGTGGAGGTACGTTTTATGAAAGACATCCGGAGTTGATCTGCAAACGATGTAGGGAACAGAGAATTAAGCAGCACTTAAGAAAGAAAATGGCTTTGGCCAGATAAGGAGGCACCCATGGGAAAACGAAGAACAGACACCCTGCGCAGTCCATCGGAGATCAGGCAGGATAGTGAAAGGCATTATAATGCATACATAAAAGAGGCGAAGAAGCAGCCTAGTTTGACACCGAAGAAGAGGAAGTCGATTTCGACTGAGAATTCACCCAGCGTGATCCTTCGAGATGTTACCGCAGGTGATACAAGGAAGTGCAGTCAGTGTGAATGCACAAATGATAAAGGATTTTGTGATAATTATTTCCTTTTCGCTGTGATGCGAGAAATGTGTAGAAGGCCAGTTGAGGAGGTAGTATGAGAACATTATTAAGATATCCCGGTAGCAAGCAACGCATAGCTCCATGGATCATAGACCAGATGCCGGCTCATCATAGCTATCTTGAACCGTATGCTGGAGGCATTGCGGTACTGCTGAACAAGGAACCATCCAAGATAGAAACAATTAATGATCTGGATGATGATGTCGTGAACCTCTTCCGGGTGATCCGGACCAAGAAGGATGAACTAATCGAGATGATAGTTTATACACCATATGCTAGAGCGGAATATGACGGAGCCTTTCCGGAAAATTCAGATGAATTAACAGATGTTGAAAGAGCAAAGAACTTTCTTATTCGGTCTGGAATGGGTCATGGTTTCCGATTATGTGAGAAATGTGGATGGAAGAAAGACGTGTATGGACGAGAAGCAGCATATGCGGTCCGGTACTGGAATGACCTTCCGGAAGTAATCACGAATGTAGCGCAACGATTGAAGATGGTTCAGATAGAACATAAGCCGGCAATTGAACTAATCAAGGCATTTAACCATTCCAACGTTCTGATTTATGGAGACCCGCCGTATGTGCTGTCTACTCGGAGCAGGAAGCAATACCGGCATGAAATGTCAGACCAAGATCATATCGAATTACTTGAGACTCTTTTGTTACATACCGGTCCGGTGATGTTATCCGGATATGATAATGACATATACAACGATTACCTGAAGGGATGGAGAAAAATAAGCACTCCGGCCAGAGCTGAGAACTCATTGCCCCGGACCGAAGTATTGTGGATGAATTATTAGGCAGAAATAAAAAGGGCTGCATTTAAAGACAGCCCCAAAATAACAACTATTGCCAATATGATCCGGTATATGTATCTATTGATATACCAGAATATGAATATATTAAAACTTGGTAAGTCTTTGCAGTTGACTGTGGTAGAATTTCATGTGTAAGCCAATTGGCTGTTACACTTTCATTATATACAATGCCAGTGTCCGATGAAATTACCATCCGGAAAGTACCTGTTTGACCGTTAATTAACATACAATCGATTGAAAATGTATTTCCTGCTGGTACATACCAACGACCATCACTAGTTGTTGTATCCTGCAAAATAGTAGAATGGCCACTCTCCAAATAGTATGGAGGCTGATATTCGAATACTTTTGTACCTGGTACATTAATAACTAAAACTGGTGTTGATGCTGCAAGTGCAGTAGACGGAGCACTAACTAGCATTACGAGAAACATTAAAGCTGCAATTCTTGTAAACATTTTTTTCATTGTAAATACCACCTTTCTTTTTGACTCTTATAAAAGAGCATATGATTGATGACTACGTTACAACAAAATAATACAATAATTGACAGTAATATACAAGTTAATAATTGCCAAATATGATTGTAAGAAATATACAAATATATCAAAAAATGTAAATGTTTGTCGAATAAACAAAGTACTAAAAGCAAACTATAAACCCATCACCCACTTAGTATTAATCACATCAAAGCATAACACTATGTCATTCCGGTACCCGTAAGCTAAATAGGTACAATAAAAGGTCTTAACCATATGCTTATCCTTAATAGCCTTGATGGTATCGACTTTAAACTTGAATATCTCGCTGTTATCATCTTCAACGCAAAAATACCTCGGGATGAGATCGCCAATAGTATTAAAGGCTGCTATTACAGCTACAGGGTGGCCTTGGGGATATCTGATTGTTGGGCTGTGGTCAGGTTTTAGGAATGGCATAGGATTCACCTCATAAAAGTTAGTGAGATTATTATAGAACGTTTGTTTGGATTTTTCAATGGAAAGTAGTAGCAAATTAAGATTTAGCGGAGGTAAAAAAATGAAAATAATTGAAACGATATTATCAATACCGATAATTATAATTTATTTATGTTCTTTGGGAATGTTAAGTTTTAATATAAAATTTCCAAGTGGAAACACGCTTGAATTAGATGGTTGGTTAATGTAACTAAACTATAATTCATCCCTGAAGGAAGCCAAGTGTGTATAAGTTGTATGACTGGATGTGTCGGGTGTAACTGGGATGATAAAATTAATTGTGATGCCTGCAGAGGGCAGAATGGAGATAAGAAGGATGAACAGTAAGGAATTAGTAGAACAGGCAGGATAAGGGGTGATTAGGTGACAAAAGATATACTAGCACAGTATTGCGACTTGAAAGAAGAGGTTAAAGACCTTCGGAATAGAATTGACCATCTGGAAAAACAAATTAAACGGATAGAGGACGATGGAATAGTTACAGATTCTGTTACCTGTGGAAAGAAAGGAAAAAAGCCTCTAGGCACTGTTAAAATATCAGGGTTTCCCAATGCCGAATATAGCCATAAAAAAACAAGGCTATATCTCAATAAAGCTCAACTCGAAAATGCAGAATTCGAGCTACTTGAGACCACGAGCGAAATCGAGGATTACATACAGTCTCTTACCGATAGTAGGATGAGACGGATTATCAGACATAGGTTTGTAGATAACTTAACATGGTACCAAGTAGCTATGAAGATGGGTGGGAAGACTACTGAAGAAAGTGTCAAGAAGGAGTTTCAAAGATTTATGACGGAAAAATAATATTTGTCCTACTTGTCCCGATAATCTATGTTATCATTCAACCTAGGAAAGTTGTCAGAGATGACGACCTCCGTTGGCTGTACGGTGTCAAAGCCGGCAGCTGATTAAACCGATTTTCTATTATTCTTTGTTCCGGTTTTCAATATAGAAAAGAATGACGTGTATCTGACTGCGCGAGAATCATGTCAGAGGATTTTACGGAATGTAGAGTTTGACCAAAACAAACTAGCATGAGGATTGTTATTGCTTCTCGAGATCTCGTAAAACAGATGAAGCATCGTTTAGCCTTTGCATTAAATGGTTTCGCGTGAACGATATCATGGAAAATAACGTTTGGAATTGTAGCTCAATGGGCAGAGCACTGGCGCGCGCACAACAAGTACAGTGTATGCAGGTTCGACTCCTGCCGGTTCCATTCCCTCACTCCCCCCGAGGGAACCTCAAATACTTATACTCCCCAATAAGAAAGGCATTCAGAAAATTACTAAGTACGAGTGCCTTCTTGACAAAATATTACTTCCCTATTGAATATTATGGTAAATAGTGGTAGTCTTTGTAATAAGAGAGGGGGTGTATGTTATGGCATACGTTTATAAAGATCTTGATGGTAAAGAACACGAATTGTATAAGGATTTAGTGGCTGAAGAATTGATAAACATAACTACTGGAGATGTAACGGGTTACAGAACCACATTCGGAATGAGCGAATATAGAATATCGAAAGAGACATACGAAGCCATTGCGAGATTACGTGGCAAGAAATAAAAATAATCAGAGCATCCTTCGGGGTGCTTTTCTTATGCCCTCTCAACAACCTTATTGCGGAATTACGTATTTAAGTGTATAATAATGGAAAAAGCATGGGGGTTACATATGATAAAAGCAGTGAGATTAAATTATCAGCCTAAAGACGGCGCTCTAAAATTCGAGGTAGGAAAAGAGTATGAATCAGAAAATGGATTTCATTATTGTGAATGTGCTTTTAATACTTTAGAATTTGAACCATTTGAAAATCCTTTAAAGACTAGATATTTAGAAATAGAACCCTTAGATGACATATGCGATATCGGTGGCAATACGTATTTTTCTAGTCATATAAAGGTTATTCGAGAAGTAGATAAAATGGAGCTTTGCCAAGCCGAACCTAATTTTAAATTAAGATATGATTATTATTCTGAATTAAGTCAAAAGGCCTTTGATAAAATTAAATTAGAAATGGACATTAATAGAAAAATGAGTGATATGAAATTTGAAGCAAAAATGAGAAGATTAAAAAAAATGATTCCCATAGCCTTAATTCCCGTAATTCTTGTATTATTATATGCTTTGATACCATTAATCTTGGTAAAAATGGGAATATTGCCGTGATAAATGAAAATTATATATAACAGTTACTTAAGCCTATAACTTCGGTTACGGGCTTTTCTTATACCCCAAAACAAACGAATAGAGGTGGTGATGCATTAATGTTAACCGATAAACAAAAGTTATTTGCAGATGAATATCTAATAGACCTTAATGCCACCAGAGCATATAGGGCAGTCTATAAGAATGTAAAGAGTGATGAAGTAGCAGCTGCAGCCAGTGCCAGATTGTTAAGAAATGTTAAGGTTGCTGAGTATATCGAACAGAGAATGAAGGATCGTTCCAAGCGGACTGAAATAACACAGGATTTCGTGCTGAATGAGCTGTTCGCTATTGCAAAAGCTAAGGGTACAGATTTCGCTCAGATCGTTGAAGAGAAGATAATACAAAACGGTCATTACATAATAGATCCCGATACTGGTCAGATGAAAACGCTACAGGTTGTAAAGGTGACACCCACTGATAAGCTTTCAGAGGATAAGCAGAAAGCTATTGCCGGTATTAAAGAAGGTAAATATGGTATAGAAGTCAGTACATGCGATAAGGTAAGGGCACTGGAGCTCCTCGGTAAGCATCTAGGTATGTTCAAGGATAAGGTTGAAGTTAGCGGACAATTAGACACTGGCACAGAGAAGCTTAATAGTATTCTAGATCAGATAAAGAAGCATCGAGGTGGTTAACCTTGGGTGAAGAATTTATATTATCTGATAAGTACTTGGATTTCATCGAATACAATGCACCGGTTGAGTTTCTTGAAGGTACCACAGCGGCAGGTAAGACCACAGTAGGTGTATTTAAGTTTATGTTGAGGGTTGCAGAGAGCCGAAAGAAGATACATATCCTTTCCGGATTGGATCTTGGTACTATCGAGAAGAACATCATAAATAAAGACTTGGGTATCTGTGATGTATTTGGTGCCTTGGTTGAATATAATAGCAGCGGTAAAGGGCAGCATTCCCTGCCCCATATCCTTTATCATACCGAAGATGGAGATAAGGTTATATATGTCCTTGGATATGACAACAAAAAGCGCTGGAAGAAAGCCTTAGGCGGTCAATACGGTTGCTTATTCATCGATGAGCTTAATATCGCTGATATGGAATTCGTAAGAGAGGCTGCCATGCGTTGTGACTACCTGATAGGCACACTTAATCCGGATGATCCTAACCTTCCGGCTTATACCGAATACATTAATCACAGCCGACCGTTACCAGAATATAAAGATGATGCTCCAAGGGAGATCAATGATATGTTGAAAGAGGAACCGAAGCCCGGTTGGGTGCATTGGTTCTTTTCTTTTGCCCATAATGCGGGGTTATCCCGGGAGAAGAAAGATCAGATCATTATGAACGTGCCGAAAGGTACGAAGCTGTATAAGAATAAAATTCAAGGCCTTCGAGGTAGAGCTACCGGCTTGATATTCTCTAACTTCACCCATAAGCATAATGTGATTACAAAAGAAAAGGCAAAGCAGTTCAAATATGCATACTTTACAGCCGGTGTAGATACCTCTTATTCACAGGAAAGCCCTGATACGTTTGCATTCATATTCGAGGGCATTACTACAGATGGAAAGTGTGTAGTACTTAGTGAGGAAGTATATAACAATAAGGATCTGCAGATACCGCTGGCGCCCTCCGATATAGTGCCAAGACTGATAGACTTTCTAGAACGCAATCGGAAGGAATGGGGATTTGCAAGAGACGTATTCATAGATAATGCCGATCAGGCAACAATCACAGAGCTGCTGAAGCACAAGCGTACTCATCCATGTCTGTATAACTTCCTGAATGCCTATAAGAAGATCACTATCATAGACCGTATTCATCTGCAGCTTGGCTGGATCAACTGCAATGATAAGGTCTATTATTATGTCCTGGAGACATGTAAGAACCATATTCATGAGTTAGAGACCTACTCATGGAAGGATGATAAGTACGAGCCTGAGGATGCAAATGATCATACAATCAATGCAGCTCAATACGGCTGGATACCATTTAAAACGAAGATAGGAGGAGTACAAAATGACACCAGTAAGAACCGAAACAACTAATTGTATATTGAGGGGGAATACCCCGGATGTTATGGACCTTCCGGTTACCCAGTATGAAACGGATGACGGGATCCTCGCCACGCAGAGTTGCTTTGAGCTGTCTGAAGAAGAGATTCGGGAAGTAATCAGATCAGGAAGGATATATTTTTCGCTTTACGGTAATGCTCATCCGCCTATTTGCCTTAGCACCACACCATTTGTAGAGGAGGTTAACTGATGGGATGGTTTAAGAACATGGTAATAAGACTATTAAAGATTACACCCGCTAAGGACCGTAAGATAACAATTACAGAACCATTATCTTTTCAAGCAAATGTCCTTAAAAATCAACTGCTGTATCGTGGGGATCCTACTGAGATCGAACAGTTTTTTAAGGCCATTGCTATTGATGATGTATCAAAGTCAAGGTTTTGGGCATCAGTTCCTTATAATAGTGTCAGGAAGATACATTCCGGCATCGTGCAGATAGTCATCGACCGGCTTAAGGATATTGTGGTTTCAGATCTCGACAGCATTGACCTGGGCGAAGAAGGAGAAAAGACACCTCTTAAGGATCTATGGGAAGAAATAGCCAAAGATAATGACTTCGAGGAGACACTAGGACAAGCTGTCCAAGGTGCCTTATCTTCCTCTGATGGAGCTTTTAAGATATCGGTCGATGAAATAAGCAAGTATCCCATTATCGAGTTCTATGAGGCTGATTCAGTCGATTTTGTGTATAAGCGCGGCAGGTTGCAGGAGATATTGTTTTATACTACATACACCAAAGGTGATAAGGAATACCGACTGCAGGAAGCATACGGTAAAGGCTATGTGCATTATAAACTGTTTGATGACGCTGGGAAAGAAGTCTTGCTAACCACATTAGAAGAGACTAAGGTGTTGGTTGATGTTACCTTCTTGGGAGATTTCATCATGGCTGTACCTCTTAAAATCTTCTCCTCGAGTAAGTGGAAGGGAAGAGGCAAAGCCTTATTCGATTCTAAGACAGATGACATTGATGCATTGGACGAAATAATCAGTCAATGGCTCGATGCTGTCCGGTCTGGTAGGGTTAAGAGATACATACCCGAGGATCTAATTCCCAGAGATCCGAATACTGGGGCATTACTAGAAGCCAATCCTTTCGATAATCAGTTTATCAAGGTTGGTTCTTCCATGGCAGAGGATAATAAATCCAAGATAGATATATCTCAGCCTCAGATATCCTATGAGGCATATATGAGCTCATACTCGAACTTCCTTGATCTTGTTCTGCAGGGAATTATATCACCGGCTACGTTAGGCATCGATCTTAAAAAGACTGATAACGGTGAGGCGCAGAGGGAAAAAGAAAAAGTTACTCTTTATACCAGAGGACAGATAGTAAATGCTCTGAATAAGGTCATACCTCAGCTGGTGTCGGCTGTCTTGAGAACCTATGATACAATGCAGGAAAGAACACCAGGAGAAAATATAGCATCAGTTAAGTTTGGAGAGTATGCTTCTCCTGGATTTGATACTACTGTTGAAGTCGTAGGCAAGGCTAAGACTTATGGTATCATGTCCACTGAGAAATGTGTTGATGAGCTTTACGGTGACACCATGACCGATGAGGAAAAAGCCGAAGAGGTTCTGCGGATTAAATCGGAGAACAGCATCGGTATGGAGGAACCAACGATTAAGGAAGATCTCGAAGTTGATGATCCAGCATCCGCGGTATTAAATGGTGCTCAGATTACCAGCATGTTAGGTGTTGTGAAGTCGGTAGCATCTGGAGAGTTGACGCGTAATGCTGCCATCAGTATCATTACATCGACATTGGGAGTATCCAGGGAGAATGCTGAACTGTTCATTGAGGAGCAGCAAGCTAAATTATAGGGGGGGTGTATGGATTGAGTGATAGTGTAAACAATAAATGCCTTGAAACGCTTATCAAAGAAGGAAATGTTGAAGCGGTTATGAGGCATTTTGACAGATTACAAAATTCTGTAGCGATAGAGCAACAGCGTTATCAAAATTGGGCAGCCGATCAGACCATAAAACTCAAGCAGCAGCTCACCGAGAAGGATGCGACAATAGCAGCATTAATAAAATGTATTCGCTTATTAGGCGGTGAGTAGATGGATGATTATGATGTAGGTCAGATCATGCAGGAGATGGAAATAGAGCTCATCCAGTCCATGCGCCGTAATCTTGGCAGGCATATGGCTTGGGAAAAGGACGAAGGCTTTCATTGGGAACAGTGGCAGGCTAAGAAGATCAGGGAAATCCGGAAGTATAGGAATCTGAATAAATCTATCATGGCCAGTTACTCACAACGGCTAAACGGATCCACCAAGAGCGCCTTGAGGCGCCAGTATCTCGAAGGTGGTCGCAAGGTTGATAAAGAAGTGTCTCGAGTAATCAAGAAGGGCTTTAGCTTATACAGAGCCACTCCTTCCAACGACTTCTTCCAGGGCGACAATGATAAGTTGGATAAACTGATCAATGCCATAAGAAATGATATGAAGCAGGCACAGAACGCAGCTCTCCGTCAGATGGATGACGTATACCGGAAGACGATATTCAAAGCCGAGACATTCCTCGGTGGAGGTGCTACTACTGTTGATAAAGCCGTTGATATGGCAACCAGAGATTTCTTGAGATCCGGTATTAACTGTATCACCTATGCAAATGGAGCAAATGTTAATATTGCTTCTTATACTCGAATGGCAGTCAGGACAGCAAATAAAAGAGTTTTTCTGATGGGTGAAGGTGAGCGCAGGAAGGAATGGGGATTAAGCCTGGTCTTAATATCTCAATATACAGCCTGTTCTCCTTTATGCTTACCATGGCAAGGCAGAGTATTCATTGATGATGTATACAGTGGGGGCAAAGCCGAGGATGGCGATTATCCGCTCCTTAGTCAAGCAATCGCCGGTAATCTGTTTCATCCAAATTGCCGTCATACCATGAGTACATATTTCCCTGATATTACCGAGGAACCAGAACCATTACGAGAAGATGAAACCGGTGAACGATACGAAGTAGCTCAGAGAGAGGCAGAGATCAATCGAAATATACAAAGGTATACCAGGTTAAAAGAAGGTAGTATTGATCCAGAGAATGTTAAGAAGTACTCAGATAAAATTAAGGAATGGGAGGGGAAGAAGTGAAAGTTAATGTATTAGGAACCGAATATACCATTAACAAATATAATTATAAAGATAAGCCGGAATTTGAAAAAGGAAAAATTGATGGCTACTGCGACCGTGTTTTAAAAGAAATAGCTTATGCGGACATGACAACGTATCCTGGATACGAGAATGAAACCAAAGAATCCTGCAACATAGTAGAAAAACAGGTAATCAGACATGAGATAGTGCATGCATTCCTTAGTGAAAGCGGTTTGCAAGATAATGCAGGACAACCGGTAGGAGCATGGTGTGCAAACGAAGAAATGGTTGACTGGATAGCATTACAGTTTCCTAAAATGCTTAAAGCTTTTCAGGAAGTTGGTTGCTTATAGAGAGGCGGTGATCCACTTATCTCCCATATTCAAGACGTTGGGTTAAACGTCTTATTTTTATGTCCGAAAAGACCCTAAACTAATCTATCAATAATCCACCGGACGAGACCGGGTTAAAGAAGCGAAGGAGAGACTTTATTATGACGAAACAAGAATTTATAGCATTAGGTATTGCAGATGATTTAGCAACAAAAGCGGCTGAACAGTCAGCTACAGAACTTAAGACTTACATCCCTAAGCATAGATTTGATGAAGTAACTGAGGAAAATAAAACCCTTAAAGGTACCGTTAAGGAGAATGAGACAGCCTTAGAAACTTTGAAGAAGTCTACAGGGGATGCAGCTGCTCTCACAAAGCAGATTGAAGACCTTCAGAAGGATAATAAGACCAAAGACGATAAGTACCAGGCAGACCTAAAGGAGCTTAAGCTTACTAATGCTATAAAGTTGGCAATTGCCGGTAAGGTACATGATGAGGATTTGGCGGTTGGCTTATTCGATAAGACTAAGCTCATTTTAGGTGATGATGGTAAGATCACGGGTCTTGATGATCAGTTGAAGACCATGCAAGAAAGCAAGAAGTTCTTGTTCAAAGATGGCCAACAACAGCAACAGCAACAATCCGGATTCACTAGAGTCGGAGCTGACGGCCAGCAAACACAAACTCAAACACCGCCAGGACAAAGGGCAAGCATGAAAGATGCTATTGCTGCTCAAATCCAGGCACAAACAAAATAAGAGAGGATGATAAAATTATGGCTATTACATTAGCAGAAGCAAGCAAGAATGTACAGGATGATTTACAGGCAGGAGTAATCGATGAATTCCGTAAATCCAACTGGATTATGGACCATATTACCTTTGATGATGTTGTTTCCCCTGTAGGAGGCGGAGCAACCATGACTTATTCCTACGCAAGAATGAAGACACAACCGACCGCAGGGTTCAGAGCTATCAATACTGAGTATGTTCCTCATACAACCGAAAAAGAGTTATTCCATACGACTCTTAAGGTATTTGGTGGTTCATATGAAATCGATCGTATTATCGCTAACATGGGAGGTATAGCTTCTGAGGTAGAACTTCAACAGGCTCAGAAGATTAAGGCAGCAAATGCACTTTTTAATGATACCTTTATCAATGGGGATAGTGCTGTTGATACAGATGCTTTTGACGGGCTTGAAAAGGCACTTGTAGGAAGCACCACTGAGTATAATGGTGCTGTAGGTGATGCAGTAATTGACTTATCAACATCGGCATTAGTCACAGCTAATTACGCTCAGTTCCTGGATATGCTGGATGAGTTTTTAAGCGGATTAGATGGTACTCCTAGCTTCATCGGCGGGAATGCTAAGCTGATTGCAAAGCTTAGAGCCTGTGCAAGACGTGCGGGAATGTATCAGACTACTAAGAGTGACATTGGTACACAGATCGAATCGTACGGACCTATTCCGTTTGTCGATTTAGGTGCCAAGGCAGGCAGTAATACAGATGTAGTTGCTACTGATGGAACTGCAGGCACCACGTCTCTCTATGTTGCCAGACTTGGATTGGATGGTTTACACGCTGTTTCCATGGCTGGGCAGGTACCAGTTAGAACATGGTTACCGGATTTCACGACTTCTGGCGCAGTGAAGAAAGGCGAAGTTGAAATGACAGGAGCTATCGCTCTGAAAGCAACTAAGGCAGCCGGTGTATTCCGGAAGATTAAAGTAAAATAAGGAGGATTAATACATGGCTAAAATATATGCACCAAATAAGCAATACAGCGGTATCTCTGCCAGTGTAGCCTTTGCTAAAGGGGTAGGGGAAACTGATAACCCTACCCTTTTAGACTGGTTTAGAGACCATGGCTATGAGGTAGAAGAAATACAGGATGAGAACACACAGGATCCACCTAAAGATCCACCGAAAGAACCAGGGAAATTCGATGGAATGGATGTTGAGCAGCTGAAGGCCTACGCTGCTGAAAATAAAATTGAAATTGGCAACTCAACATCGGTAAATGGCATCTTAAAGAAGATCATGGATGCCGAGAAGAAAGGGGAATAGTCAATGTTTCCATATGCTACTAGCGATACACTGAGTAGTGAGCTGCTGGATCTGGCTAGCAGCAAAATTGACGAGCTCACCTACAACAGAATACAGGCGGTTGGATTTGATAACCTTACCGCCTTTCAGAAGGATAAGATCCAGAAAGCTACGTTGCAACAGGCACAGTACTATGATGATTACGGAACTGATCCGGGAGCCTTAAGCGGATTTAGTGTATCAGGATTGAGTATGAGCCTTGGTGGCAACAGTTCAGTTCCTTCAGGCGTAAGCCCAGGAGCTTATATGCTGTTAAAGCAAACAGGTCTTATGAATAGGGCGGTGTGATTATGATACCTAATAAGCTTCCACGGCTTCCTAAAAAGTTATTTAATCAGGATTGGACCATCTCTATCGGTGAAGGTAAACTGAGCGAAGATGGCGAAGTGATCTACGAAGCCTCAGCAAGTGCAAAGTGCTGGTACAGTGGTAAGTCGCACCAAGTAATGAATGCCGAGAAGCAGATGATTAGGCTAGAAGGTACACTAATCGCCTTAGGTGACTTATTCCCCACCTTGTCCGAAATAAGTACCGGAATAGCCAAAAAAGGCGAACAGAAGCCACATAAGATATATAAGTGTGAGAGACCTCTTAATCCGGACGGGACTGTCTATGCTACAGTATTGGAGTTGATGTAATGAGAGTAAAAGTAAAGATGCATAGAGGTGTAATAAGAAAGCTTTCTAACGATCAGATCATCGCCCTGGAGCAGACAGCAGAGGCAGTAAAAACCGATGTAATTGCTAAGAATGTGATTCCTTTTGATGATGGAACACTACAGAATGAGTCAACTATGATTGATACGTCCGGATCTAAGCGCGGAAGCGTAACAATTTCTTCCGACCTTCCATACGCAAGACGGTTATACTTTCATCCGGAATACAATTTCAGCAGGGAGAATAACCCTAACGCTGGCGGCAGATGGTATGATCCGTGGATTGACGGAAGGTATAAGAGCTTTGCACCGAATGCCTTTAAGAAGATCTACAAGAGACTGACGGGGGTGTGATATGACACTTAAACAAATAAGAGACTGGCTGAAACCACAGATAACAGATATCGCCACCGCCTATATAGGTAAAACGGATCCAACACAGGAAAAAGTTATCTGTATCTATGGCAGATCCAGCACAGGGAATAAAATTGCGATAGGCGGTCTTAGCAACACATCTACTGCAACCAAAGGTATTAGCATCTTAGTCCAGTGGTCTAAGAACTGTGATACCACAGAGCAGAAAGCTCAAAGCATATACGATATATTCAATGGCACTCCTGCCGTGATCAGCGGTAAAGAGTGCTTTTTTAATATGCGATATGATGAACCTGTACCCTTAGGTTCCAATGATAATGATATCTACGAGTACGTAATTGATTTAACTATAATTTATAAGAGAGGATGATTTAGATGGCAGTATTATTAGTAAATGGATCGCTTGGCGTGGCCGGAACTACGAGCATTACCGGACTAACTTCAGGGAAGAGATATAAGGTCACTACCGGTGGTTTTGTGTATCCTGTATTAGCTGGTGGTACATTAGGCGTTCCCGGTTCCAGTGTTGCTTATGCAGATTTATCAGGGTTGACAGGTACCAGTATTACTGGATTAATTGATGGTGAGGCATACTTGGTGCAGGAGGTAACTTCTGCAGCGATTAAGTCCGGTGTTAACCCGGTTAATGAAATCACATTCGGGGTAAACACATCCGGAAGAACTGGATCAACTAGCACAGTAGTAAAAGATGCCGAATCATTGGCAATTGCCATCGATGGTAGCATCGAGGAATGGAACCCTATGGATATGGGTGGATGGGTTAGACGTCTTATGACTGCTAAGTCCTTATCAATATCCATGGGAGGTAAAAGAAATTACGGTGATCCTGGTAATGATTATGTAGCGGGATTAGCTTGGAAGAATGGGCAGGATTGCAATAGTATTTTTACTATAACTTTCCCGAATGGCGACAAGCTTGTATTTGATTGTGTAATCAACGTAACATCAATGGCCGGTGATAGCACTGCAATCGATGCGCTTGAGTGGGAAGCCTTATCCGATGGTAAGCCTACCTACACAGCATATGCAGCGTAAATGATGCTTTATAACAAGGAGTAGGCTAACAACCTACTCCATTTTGTTTGATTAAAAGGAGGACATGAACATGTCAAATATTATAGATATCAGTGCCAAAATTACTAACCAGCTCCCGATCGTAAAGATCTCTGATGAAATCATCGCTACAGTCAACAACCGACACAGCACTATCATGAGTATGCAGTTGATGATAAAGGAGCAGGAGAAGAAGGCAAAGGAAAACAATGACGAGTATGACGAGATGGCATTCATGGAAAAGGTACTCAACATGCTTACAAGTAAAAAGATAGTAGATGCAATTAATAAGCTTGACCTTCCCTTCCCTGAATACAAGACGGTATACGGGGCAATCATGGCAGCGGCTACCGGCCAGTCACAGGAGGAAGTAGATAAACGATTTCAAGGATAACAGCGAATCGTTTTATGATCTTTATGATGATTGGGAATTAATCGAAGCAAGCTTTCTTAAGCAGTATGGTATAAGGCTCCGGCAAAAGGATGATATGTCCTGGTCGGAGTTTTGTTCGTTATTAAGCGGAATTATGCCGGACACGCCACTCGGGAACATCGTATCCATCCGAGCGGAAAAGGATCCTAAGCGGATAAAGGAATTCACGAAGGATCAGAAGAAGATTCGCAATGATTGGGTTATTAAAAGAAATCAGAAACTGAAAGAAAATCCGGCAGCTTATAAAGCATATTGGGAAGGTTTCCAGCAATGGGCGAAATCAGCCTTCAGTAATTAGTGAAAACAAATAATGAAGAAAGGAGGTTGAATAACTCATGAGCATGGAAGTTGGAAGAATAGATCTTGGATTGGATGTAAATAAGAAAGACTTTAATCGTCAGTTATATGGTATTGCCGGTGGAGCTGAGAAAGACGTAAAGAAAGCATTTAGCGGACTAGGTGCAAAGATAGGTATTACCTTAGGCGGAGCTGCTGTCGTCAGTTTTGTTAAATCGAGTTTGGATCTCGGTAGCGCTTTAAGCGAAGTTCAGAACGTAGTTGATACGGTGTTCCCATCGATGAATAACCAGGTTAATAATTTCGCACAGAACGCAATGGAGCAATTTGGATTATCCGAAACAGTTGCAAAGAAATACATTGGTACCCTTGGTGCTATGTCAAAGTCGATGGGATTCTCAGAACAAGCATCCCTAAGTATGTCGCAGGCAGTTGCTGGCTTATCTGGCGATGTAGCATCATTCTTCAATATGACCAGTGATGAAGCTTATACCAAACTGAAATCCATATGGACCGGCGAGACCGAAAGCTTGAAAGAACTCGGTGTTGTCATGACTCAGACTAATCTTGAAAATTACGCAATGAACAATGGCTTTGGCAAGACCATGAAGAACATGGACGAACAGACCAGAGTTATGCTCAGATTCCAATATGTCACATCAGCTTTGGGAGCCGCACAAGGTGATTTTGCTAAGACAAGCGAAAGCTGGGCGAATCAGACCAGAGTATTAAGCCTTAGATTTGACAGTTTAAAGGCTACATTAGGACAAGGATTTATTAATTTACTAACGCCCCTTGTTCAGGCTCTGAATAGCTTGATCGGCAAGCTTCAGGGAGCAGCGAATGCATTTAAAACCTTTACCGAATTAGTTACCGGTAAGACAATCGAGACCTCTACAGGAGCAATTGCAAATAACGCACTCGATGCAACTGAAAATATATTAGGAATGGGAGATGCTGCTGAATCAAGTGCTAAGAAAGCAGCAAAGGGGTTAGCAGGGTTTGATGAACTTAATTTACTGTCAAGCCAGGGAAGTGGAAGCGGAAGCAACAGTGCAGCATCCGGATCAGGATCAACAGATACAACAACGGGCGGATCCACTACTGTATCAGATGCAGACAGCAGCCTGCTAAAAGCCTTCGAAGGATTTAAGGAAAAGATACAGCCTACAATTGATTCCCTTGAAAATTTAAAGGAAGCACTTAAGCCTATTGGTGAGTTTGTGTTTTCGAACGTCAAGAGCTTCTATAAAGATTTTCTTGTACCGGTTGGCACATGGGTTTTAGGAGAAGGCCTTCATGGGTTGATAGATGCACTTACTGATTTACTAAGTGATATTGATTGGCCTAAACTTTCCGGCGCTATCGAGAGATTTAATAAAGCCGTTGCTCCTCTAGCAATTGCAATAGGACGAGGGTTTGTTAATTTCGTTAAGGACTTGGCCAGTGCGCTTAAACCCGTCTTGGCTACAACTGTGGATTTATTAGCTGATGCATTGGACGGCTTGTCTGGCATACTCGAAAATATTGACCCAAAGACAATGGAAGATGTCGGATATGGCATTGGAGTAATCGGAACCGCGCTTGCTGGAATTAAAATATCTACCGGACTTCCTGCTTTTTTGTTATCTGCTGGACTAGGATTACAATCATTAGCGCTTGGATTATCGAATTTAGCATATTTAAATCCGGTTATGCTGCCGGCATTATTTGATTTGCTTGGGTTAGATGAGTGGTTAGATGATCTTTATTTAAAGTTGCCAGATTGGGCAAGGGGTCTATGGGAAGGTTTTTGGCAAGTTATCGAAGATATGGTTGTGGCTGTGTTTAATTTTGACCAGACCTTCGCTTTGGTCGAGGATATAGTTGCAACATTTAAAGAAGCCTTTGATGCTGATGGAGATAAGTGGTACGAAATCGGCGGGAATATAATTAAGGGCATACTAGAAGGCTTACTCGTACCCGTTAGCTTTATCCTTGAACCAATTGTAGATTTCTTTGATAGTTTAATCAAAAATATATGCGATGTGTTTGGCATAGCCTCTCCAGCTAAGGAGATGAAGCCATATGGTGAAAACATCCTACTTGGTATACTCGAAGGGTTTAAAGATGCATTCACCAGCTGGTGGGATTCTATTAAAACCTGGGGATCAACAACAAAAGATAAATTCAAAACTTGGGCTAGTGGAATATGGGACGGAATAAAAGGCGTATTTACCAGCGTTGGTACTTGGTTTAAAACTACATTTGAAGGTGCTTGGACGAATATAAAAACCGCTTTCAGCGGAGTTAAAACTTGGTTTGAAACTAAGTATAACGACATCACCGGTATATTCAAAAATATCCCGGATTGGTTTAAGACCAAATTTACTGATGCATGGACTAATGTGAAAAATGTATTCAGTACTGGTGGTAAGATTTTCGACGGTATTAAGGACGGAATAGCCGAAACTTTTAAAACAGTTGTAAACGGATTGATCAACGGCATTAATAGAATTATAAAGACGCCTTTTGAAAAGATTAATTCCATGTTAAATACTATTCGAGATGTAAGTGTTCTAGGAATAGAACCATTTAAAAATCTTTGGTCCAGAAATCCGTTATCAATACCACAAATACCAGCTCTTGCACAAGGCGGATATGTAGGCGCTAATCAACCTCAGCTAGCCATGATCGGTGATAATAAGCGAGAGGGCGAAATTGTATCTCCGGAAAGCAAGTTCCAGGAGATGCTTAATGCGGCTGCTAAATTATCCGGAGGCGGTGGAATTACCGAAGAAATATTATACAGAGTTATGTCCAGAGTATTCCGAGAAAATCAGTTAATTTTAGTTCCGGATGGAAACGGATTATATAAAATCATTAAGAAGGCAAACAGAGAGAATTACTTACAGACCGGTAGAAATGATTTAGTCTATTAAGAAAGGAGGAACACAACATGTCAGCATATGCAGGCTATTTATTAAAAATCAATGGAACTGTTCTCCCGAATAAGTACATTCTTATGGACAGCTATAATTCAACTCCGCATCAGCAGTCGGATATAGATTCGTATGAGGACGGTAACGGACTTCTACACAGGACCGTAGCGCCTCATACGAGAAGTAAGCCTGACTTCAATACAGTACCTAAGTTAGCACTGGCTGAGAAAATGGCGCTTCAGGAGATTATACCGACAAGTGCTACCGAAAGAATAAGGTTGACCGTTGAATACTGGGATGATGATACTAATACCTATCAGACCGGTGATTTTTATGTACCGGATATTACATACCCTATCCATGATGCCGGAGCAACAGATATTATTTATAATTCAATCCGGATCGCATTTATAGAATACTAAGGAGGGATATTATTGAATGTAGATGAAGCGTTAAAGCTATTATATAAACAAGATAATATCCCAAAGGCATTGTCACTTTATTTTCCCGGACTGGGCCTTACCATTACCAATAGTAAGATTGTATCTGAAAGTATGGAATTGACAGAGCAGATATGCTCCGGTGATGATTTAGTTTTTGGATCATGTGAAGCTTCCCAGCTTAAAATTACAGTAGCAGATATTCCAGAGGAATTAAAGGACCAGGAATTTATTATTACACAGAACGTTGGGGCATACATAATGCCTCTCGGTACATATAAGGTTGAATCAGCTTTAAAGCAGAATGATAAGAGGTTTAAGGATATTATTGCTTATGACCGTATGAGATCGATTGACATTGATGTAGCAGCCTGGTATAACGCATTAACCTTCCCTTTGACATTAGCTGCTTTTCGTGCTAGCCTGCTGGCTTATCTAGGATTAACAGAGGCACTGCGGACACTGCCAAATGACAACATGATGGTGGAAAAGACCATTGAACCCACTCAAATAGGCGGAAGGGTAGCATTACAAGCTTGTGAAGAAATAAACGGTGCGTTCGGTCATATAGATCGCTCAGGACAATTTACACATATCATCTTGGAACCTGGGTATGGATTATATCCATCAGAAACTTTATATCCGGCCGAAGATTTATATCCGGTATCTGAAACAGATACATCCTATGTTCAACTTGATTTTATCACTGAGACAATTGAGAAATCCATGTATCGTCAGGATGGTGTTAGATTCGAAGAATATACGGTCAAGGAGATTGACAAACTTCAGATACGATCCGAAGAGGATGACATTGGTGCAATCGTAGGTATCGGAACAAATGCCTATGTCATTGAAGGAAACTTCCTTATATTCGGAAAGAGTGCGGCAGAACTAGAAACCATAGCTTTAAATGCGTATGGCAATATGGCAAAGAGACCTTACAGACCATACCAGAGCGAGAATATTGGCTTACCTTATGTCGAGGTAGGAGACACTATTGCAATCAGCACAGATGATGTTGTGACCGGATATGTATTTCAGAGGACAATGACAGGCATCCAAGCATTAAAAGATTACTTTGTTGCAGAAGGCTCGGAGAAAAGGGAACAGAACTTTGGATTGAATAAAGAAATTATTCAGCTCCAGGGACGTACTGCCTTAATTAAGAAAACCGTCGACGAAGTAAGTGTTACGTTAACCGACTTAGCAGAAAATACTCAATCACAATTTACACAGACTACCCAACAAATATCGGCAGAGGTTACAAGAGCAACGCAGGCAGAAGGAACGCTTAGCGGTAGTATCAGTGTAATGGCTGATAATATATTGTTAAAAGTAGATAAAAATGGCATTATAGGTGCTATCAATCTTACATCAGAGGAAGCCACTATCTCAGCTGGCAAGATTAATTTTAACGGGTATGCTACTTTTAACGTGGATGGACTGTTGACCGGAATTAAAGGCGATGTGATAAACACCGGAACGATTAATGCAGGCCTGGTAAATGTAATTAATTTAAATGCAAATAATATTACTGCAGGAACAATCTCAGGAGATAGAATTAATGGCGGCACGATATCGGGTGTTACCATACAAACAACAGGATCGCAGTATACTACCACTATTACCAATGGGTACATTGATACTGATTTCATGTCAGCAGAAGCGATAAACATAACCGAGCAGATGGTTGTTGGTAGCGGCATAAGCATGACCGCATCCACCGGGGTAATAACAGCAACAAGAATAAACTGTAATAACATTAATGGTTACACGCCTATACACAGTGGAAATATAGGCAGTCAAAATGTTAGTTATGCCTCTTCTTCTGGTTCAGCAGGTAGCGCAGATGCAGCAGGTTATGCCGAATATGCAGAAATATCAAACAATTCAACATATTTAGATGGTGTAGTATATATATCAGAATACGCCAACTTGAGACCAATTACCGCATATGCAGGTGTGGCTTCGTGCGGAACATCATTGGGAAAATGGAGTTCAGTATGGGCAAACAACGGAACAATACAAACCTCTGACGAGAGGTTGAAAATTAATATTAAGCAACTTGATGAAGACACCAGATTTTTATCCTTTGCAAAAATGATCGTACCATATATGTACCAAATGATAGAAGGAACAAGCGGAAGATATCATATTGGTTTTATAGCACAACGCATAGAAGAAGCAATGGCAGAGTGTGGCATATCGGATATGGAATTCGCCGGGCTAATCAAAGCTCCTGTATATTCTGAAAAATTAAAAGATGAAGACGGTAACGAGATAGATGAATACGATATAAGCAGTGAGATTATTGATTACAGCTATAATCTGAGGTATGATGAATTTATACCTTTAATTTTCTTATGGCTTTTAAGTTTATAAATAGGTTAATATTTGTAATTAATGTGGATATTGTAAAAAAATGTGCTATAATATGTCTAGGAGGTGATTCTATTGAAAAAAATATTATTATGCATCGTATTATTAGCGTTAATGATTGCAACTACGGCAAGTGCGGAAGAAGTTGACAAAAAAATACCTATTTACGGTGGAGATAATGGGAAAATTGTATTTGGTGGCCCCGTAGGATGTGACAAAGGTGATGTACTCCCAATGATGAATTTTTATTCAAAAGGGGAAAAAGTCCATGGTACGTTAATTTATGAAAACTGGGACAACTCCACCGTAGGTGAATATGACCTTTTATGGACATTTACCCCTGATGATCCAGCATTTGAAACCAAAACCGGTATTATGAAAATTAAAATTACACCAAGGGAAGAGGAAGTCATAGAAGCACCAACAGTACCAGCCCTCACAGCTACAACCGTCCTGCTCGATGCAGCCACAACCTATGATATTAACTTAGATAATAAAATAACAGGCTCCTCTTATCTCTGGACAAGCTCAGACACCGACATAGTAGAGGTAAACCCAAAAAGCGGATTACTCAAAGCAAAGAGCACCGGCAAAGCAAATGTAACATGTGAAATTACTCTTCCGGATGCAACGACTCAAACATTAGTGTCTGAGGTTACCGTAGGAGTAGATGATAACGCTCCACTGTTGACCGAAACAACCCTTGATTTAGAGACAGGTGATGTATTTGACATAAACCTTGAAAACAAGGTCGCTAAGTCAAAATACAGGTGGGTAAGCTCAAATAGAGCAGTTGCTATGGTTAATTCATCTAACGGTAAAGTAACCGCGATCGGAACTGGATCAGCTTATGTAACATGTACGATAACCACACCTGAGAATCAAGTAATTGTATTGAGGTGTGATATCAATGTAACAGCTCCGGCAGTAGTAACCGAATAGGACTTATACAACTTAATAGTAATCCAAAGGGCAGAACCGTGAGGAACTGCTCTTTTATTATGCCTAAAAAGGATGTGATAACATGGCAAAAGGAATTAACCTGCAGATAACAGAACTAAAAGAAAAGTTGGCAGACGTAATCAATGAAGCAAAGTTACCGCCTACAATAGTACAGATGGCGTTGTTCGAGATTAACAGTCAGGTAAACAATCTGGCGGCACAGGCCATAGAGTCAGAGCGAAAAGCACTTGAGGAAGGAGGTAAAGAGGATGGCAAAGAGATACATAAAGATAACACCGTTTTATGATAGACCATCAACCGCCGGACCGGTAAGTGCTGCTAGGCTCAATGCAATGAATGACGCTCTGGATGCATGTGATACTGAGCTAGAAAACAAATTCGCCGCAGCAAACATTGTCCAGACAACAGCTGCAGCGAACACCGATAAGGTACCGAGCGCTGCCGTAACCAAGAGTTTACAAGATCAGATTACTGCACAAAATGATAATTTAGCACAGTTATTTACTGTACCTGCTGGAGCTAGTATTGTGCTCCAATGCTATGAGAATTCGTTGTATCTTTTTCACACTGCGTTTGCACTTGTAGCGGCTCGTACGTTTTGTATTGTTATTGGTGGTAATGGAGGTCAGGCTAATACAGGACAGCCTGCAACTATAAATAATATAATAACTGGATCATTAATCAGTTATGCTGTGAGTACGGTAGTTGGTAAATTAAATCAGATTACAATTACAAATTCGGGTGCATATGCCGTTACTTTAGTGGTTACAACTTTATCTGGATACCGGACATTAAAATTATAACTAAATAGCTATTTGCTTAATCAAGCCTTATAACAAGTACCCTGGTATATGCCTGTACTGCTGTTATCGTCACTGTAGTTCCACTGGCAGTAACGGTCATTGAATTTGCATTGGCTTTAATAGGTGATGGATAACCGATATTGCTAAATTCGGATACTAGATAAACGGCGCTTTGAGCTGCGTTGTCACTAATGACCAGATACACCCCATCTGACGCAACGTTAAACTGCACGGTGCCTCCAGCGGTTGTAACAACTGTTTTTAAGATTTTCTTATAATTGCTTATATTACCGCTCAGAGCACCTAAATTAACATTTAACTCATTAACTAAAGTCCTCACGAGGGCTTATTTTATTATCAAGAAAGGATTAAAACAATGGAAAAAATTAAATTAAGTAATGGAGTAATCTTCGAAATCACCCCTATGGGAATCACATCATTAGATGTACAGAAGAGGAGAAGTTTTAACTTTGCCTCCGAATTATCTTATGACGAAATTGAAACAGAATTTAAAAATCCGGACAACATCGCAAGTATTCAGTATCTATCCGAAGCTGATGAGGTATTAAAGACTTATGCGGATTGCGTTTCTCTGAAAATACTCAGTAAAAATATTGATACCGGGGTTTATACCGCTGAGTGCAGCACTGATGCGGTTGAACTGCAGATTAGACAGATGCAAGCACAAATTGCAGCATTGACAGCGGCACAGCAACCTTAATTATTGGGAGCCTAACGGCTCTTTTTTAATACCAAAAACATAGAAAGAAGGTTAAATTATGAAACAAATACTATGTAGTATATTCGGAGCAGTCGGAAGTGGACTAGCATATCTATTCGGAGGGTGGGACGCAGCGTTGATAACTTTAGTGATTTTTATGGGGATAGATTTTATCACTGGACTTATCGTCGCCGGAGTGTTTAAAAAGTCTACCAAAACAGAAACGGGAGCATTAGAAAGCAAAGCCGGTTTTAAAGGGTTATGCAGAAAATTTATGATCTTTTTCTACGTACTAATTGCTACAAGGTTAGATATGATGCTCGGAGGTGAATTTATTCGAAATGCTGTGATTATAGGATTTATAGTAAATGAAACGATCTCGATTACAGAAAATGCCGGATTAATGGGACTGCCATTGCCTAAATCTATCTCTGGTGCGATTGATTTGCTAAAGAAGAAAGAAGGCGACACAGATGAATAAACTACCAGAAAGATGCAGTGATCTGCAAGAACTTAATAAACTTGTTAGAACCATGCTCGAATTAGCAATAGAAGATATAAAGTCCCAAGGAGTGAATCCATTAGTAGTGGAAACATACCGTCCACAGGAAAGACAGAATTATTTATACTGCCAAGGACGCACCATTGCCGAATGTACTGCAAAAGGAATAAATACTGCTTTTGCTACCGCATATTGTAGCCTTAAGGCGGGTAAGGTTACTTGGACGCTCAATAGTGTACATAAGTCACGTAAAGCCGTTGATGTGGTCCCGCAGCGCGTAGTATACGGCAAGTTAACAGCTATCTGGAATACCAAGGATCCTCAGACGCAGATCATAATAAAGACAATGCAGAAATATGGCTTCGAAGCAGGAGCAAACTGGACAACCTCTCCTGATAGTCCTCACTTTCAAGTCAAAGGTGATTTTACTACGGTATTCGATGCAAAGCATACAACTCCATACGTGACGAAAGCCATTCAGACAGCTTTAAACGAGCGCAAGTGCAATAACCTTACCGTAGATGGTAAATGGGGTCCTGCGACCACTGAGGCGGTTAACATATTCAGGAAATGCCAAGGATATAAGACTGCTCTGGGTCAACTTGGAGCCGAGGCATTCAAAGAATTAATGAGTAGATAGGCAGGCATAAGATAACCCCGGTCTTAATTGGCCGGGGTATAAATATTATTCTTCATATGATTTTACATCGAAATAGATTATCTTATTATATGGTATGTAGTGCTTTATACTCTTATATGGGGTAACTGTGCCCTTGACAGTGAATATGTAAAAAGCTTTTCCGGCTCCATTTGAAATATCGTTGTACCACGAAAGAAAATTATCTATTTCAGTACCGGTAAGATTATATTCCTTTACTATACCGTTATCCATATAAATATTGAGTATGGCGCTTGATGTAACAGTTGGAGCTACTGGAATTGCAAATGCTTCATTTGAATTTACAATTTCTGTTCCTGATACAACTGCGCTTACAACATAATAATATGTAGTACCATTTGTTAAGCCTGTATCAGTACATATGATTGATGATCCTGACACTGTCGTTGCGAGTGAAAGTACTTCATAAGGGCCACCAGAGGTTTCAGAACGCTTAATATTGTAGCTTGTTGCATCATCTACCGTGCCCCAAGCTAGAGTAACCTGAGAGTCTCCAGACTCGGTTGTTAGATATATAGGTTGATAATAATCTACCAAATAACCAGTTTCATCTATGTCAAATGCATCTAAACTCATATATTTTGTATCTTGTGTATTTGTTACTACAACAGTATGATAACCCTCAACTAATCCAATTTTTTCAAATATTAAATAACACCCTGTATAAGATGTAGTGGTTTCATTAAAATAATATTCATTACCATCAATTTTAACAGATACTTGTGTGCAATGCCCATATGTATTTGTACCTACTAATAGTCGTAATTTCGTTCCATAAAATTTAAATCGATAAGATGATCCTTGGCTTGCAGTATAACTATTTTTATTATTGTAATAAAAGGAACTCATGGTTGTTGAATTTTGCCATGATCCATTGTAGACAATTCTTGTATCAGTATCATCAAATCTCTGCCAACTTGATTCGGGCTCAGGTAGACGATCACCAATTGTTGCAGCTTTCGCATTGATAGGTACCATAAACACCATAGCCATAACAAATAACATTGTAAAAATACTTAATTTTCTTCTCAAATTCATCTTTTGTATCCTCCTGTAATATGAAGTGTTAAAATTCATTTCATATTAATGTTACCAGATAAGTATTTTTTTACCAGTCTATATATACAAAAATTAACATGGTATAATTATCCTTTTGTGTACGATAGCATTATTATACAAAGATACCCACACACCAGTTCTCTCTCCCGATGCATGGGGTATCTATGGGGAATATCTTTACATTATCACATATTACAATATTTGTAAATAGACGTTTTTCGACAATTATACATGGAAATATGATGGATGAAAATATTATCTATTTATCATCATGCGACCTGATGGTATCAATATAATA